CGCGAACGAGAACGCCTCCGAGGACATGGGTGCCATCATCGGCAGCGCCAGGCAAATCATCGAGGCCACGGGCGCGTCGGTGCTGCTGGTCCACCACTCGGGCAAGGACACCAGCAAGGGCGCTCGCGGCCACTCCAGCCTGCGCGCGGCCGTTGACGTCGAGCTTGAGCTGACGCGTGAGCCTGGTGCGGCCATCGGCCAGGTCACCCTCAGCAAGGCGCGCGACGCGGCCGACGGGGTGCGCTGGTTTTACGAACTGGCGCACGTTGACCTGGGTGTGGACCGCGAGGGCTACGCCATCGGCTCTCGTGTGGCCATCGAGGCGGACGAGCCAAGCAGCGGCCCCGCGCCGGACCCGAGCACGTTGCCGCCGCATGCGAAGTGGCAGAAGGCCGTGTGGTCGGCGTGCCAGACGGTGGCTGACGAGAACGGCAAGTGCGTCTGGGCGGACGTGGTAGCAGCGGCCTCGGCTGTGATGCATCCGAGGGACCCGGACAGCAAGGACACCTCGCGCAACACCGCTCCGCAGCATGCCAAGCGTGGTGCGGAGGCGCTGGAGCAGCGTGGCTGGTTGCGTATTTTTACGCGTGCGAACGGCAGCATCGAGTCGGTGGTCGTAAAAGACACCGAGTTGCTGTTGTGATTTTCAACGTGCACCAATGCACCAATGTGCACCAATGGTGCATTGGTGCAACTTTCCCGTGCTGCCCGAGCTGCACCAATGCACCGATGGGTCTATACATCGGTGCATTGGTGCGGTGCAGGGCGTCGAAGTGGTGTTCACCCTTTCCCTGGCTGGAGGGAACTCGTGAAAAAGAACAAGCACCTCAAGCCGCCCCGCGCGTCCGACTCGCTGGTTGACCTGGCGCGCACATTGCACGATGAGGCCGGCATGGGCTACCGCACCATCGCCAAGCGCCTGGGCATTCGCCTCTACACCGTGCGCGACTGGCTGCGGTACCGCCGGCGCACTGAGCCACCGAAGCCCTGACGGGGTGCGGCTGGCCCGCCAGGGCGTGGCAGGCTCGCCCCATGACTGGCCCAAAGCTCACGATGGAAGAGGCCAAGGCGCGCATCCTGGAGCGCCTGGCTGAGGGTTACTCGTTCGGAGACGCCGCGCGCTGCGCAGGCGTTGCTCGCACGACCCTGTTCCGCTGGCGTCGCGACGACGAGGCGTTCTCCACCCAGGTGCACGACGCCCTGGAGAACGGCCTGGACGCGGCCGAGGACGCCATACGCCGGCACTGGCGGCGCGACTGGCGCGCAGCCCACGCCGTGCTTCAGGCGCGCCGGCGAGGCGTGTACGGCACGCAGCGCGTCGAGGTCACGGGTGCCGACGGCGGGCCCATCAGCGTCGCAGAGCTTTCCGAGACTGAACGCGCGGCACGCGTGGCTGCGCTGCTTGCGGCCGCCGAGGCGCGTCGGCGCGACGTCGAGAGCGACGACGAGTTGCTCTCGTGAGCACAGTCGCCCAGGTGCAGCAGGCGCTGCCCTACCTCACCTCCGAGGAACTTGCAGAACTTGACGAGTTGATGGCCGCAGACCGCACGTCCTGGCGGCCGCTGCCTGGCCCGCAGCGCCTGGCGTACGACAGCCAGGCCAACATCGTGGGCTATGGCGGCGCGGCCGGCGGCGGCAAGACGGACCTGGCCTGCGGGCTGGCGCTCACGCAGCACCAGCGCTCGCTCATCATCCGGCGAGAGGCCACGCAGTTGACGGCCATCATCGACCGCCTGGCCGAGTTGGTCGGTGGCCGCGACGGCTACAACGGCCAGGAGAAGACCTGGCGCATGGCCGGCCGGCAGATTGAGTTCGGGTCCACGCCGAACCTGGGCGACGAGACCAAGTACCAGGGCCGGCCGCACGACCTGCTCGTGTTCGACGAGGCCACCAACCTGCTGGAGCACCAGGTGCGCTTCCTCATGGGCTGGCTGCGCACGACCGACTCGCGCCAGCGCTGCCGCGTGCTGATGACGTTCAACCCGCCCACGAGCAGCGAGGGCCGCTGGGTCATCGGCTTCTTCGCGCCCTGGCTGGACCCCAAGCACCCGAACCCGGCACGCCCAGGTGAGCTGCGCTGGTTCACGACCATTGAGGGGCGCGACGTGGAGTGCGACAGCGGCGAGCCCTTCGAGCACGAGGGCCGCATCATCAAGCCGCTGTCGCGCACGTTCATCCCGAGCCGTGTGGTCGACAACCCGTACCTCGACGGCACGAACTATTCGGCCACGCTCAACGCACTGCCTGAGCCGCTGCGCTCGCAGATGCTCAACGGCGACTTCGCAGCAGGCATGGAGGACTCGCCGTGGCAGGTCATCCCGACGGGCTGGGTCGACGCAGCGATGGCACGCTGGAAGCCACGCGACAGCAAGGGCGAGATGTCCTGCGTGGGCGTGGACGTCGCACGCGGTGGCCGCGACGAGACTGTCATCGCGCGCCGGCATGGCAACTGGTACGACGAGCCGCTCGGCTATGCAGGGGCGCAGACGCCCGACGGCCCGGCCGTGGCTGGCCTGGTGCTCGCAGCCACGCGTAACAACGCGCCCATCGCCATCGACGTCATCGGCGTGGGCGCATCGCCGTACGACTTCCTCAACGCCCGAGGCATCCAGGTGATGGGCGTCAACGTCGCCGAGCGCAGCCAGGGCTTCGACCAGTCGGGCCGCCTGGCGTTTGCGAACCTGCGCGCAGAGCTCTGGTGGAAGATGCGCGAGGCACTCGACCCGGCCAACGACCTGGGCGTCGCACTGCCGCCCAACAGCAAGCTGGCCGCCGACCTCTGCGCACCGCTGTGGTCGCTGCGCGGCAGCACCGTGTACGTCGAGTCGCGCGACGAAATCGTCAAGCGCCTGGGCCGCTCGCCTGACTACGCAAGCGCCTACCTGCTCGCGGCCCTGGAGATACCGAACCTGGCGCTGTTGCGCATCGCGCAGGCCAAGCGCCAGCGCGAGGAATACAACCCCTACACGAGAATCTGAGATGGCCTACCAGTACGCGGTCGAGAAGCTGGACGACGTGCGCGGCGACATCGAGCCGCTGCTGGAGTTGCACTGGCGTGAGATTGCGCACTGGGACGACATCCCGCTCGCGCCTGACTGGGACCTGTATCAACGCATGGAGGACATGGGCGCGCTGCGCATCTACACCGTGCGCACGGGCACCAGTCGCCTCATTGGCTACGCGGTGTTTTTCGTGCGGGACAACCCGCACTACAGCACGTCGTTCCAGGCGGTGCAGGACATCCTGTTCCTCTCGCCGGCTCACCGGGGTGCGGCCGTTGGCGCTGGCCTGGTCCAATACGCTGAAGCCGACCTGCGCACGTTGGGCGTCCAGGTCATCTACCACCACATCAAGCACAAGCTCGACTTCGGCCCGCTCCTCGACCGTTTGGGGTACGACCGCGTCGAGCACGTCATGGCCAAGAGGCTCTACTGACATGGCTGGAACTGTTGCCGCTGTTGCCGCTGTCGTCTCCGCAGGCACCGCCGTGTACACGGCCACGCGCCCCGTGCCCAAGCCGCCGCTGCCGCCGCAGATGAAGAAGACGGCAGGCATCGGAGCTATTCGCCAGCAGAACACGCCCAACAACATCGCCGCTATGGCTGCCATGTCCAAGGCCGGCAGCGGCACGCTGCTCGACTCGGGCGGCAGCGCCGGCGGCAGCACCCTCACGGGGTAACTGATGGACAAGAACACCTGCCCGTATCGCCGGCGCTACCAGGACCTCAAGCGCGAGCGCACCTCCTGGGTGGCGCATTGGCAGGACCTGTCCAAGTACTACCTGCCGCGCACAGGCCGCTTCCTGGTAGACGAGAAGCAGCGCGGCCAGAAGAAGCACAACAACATCATCGACAACACCGGCACCAGGGCGCTGCGCGTCCTGGGCGCTGGGCTCATGTCCGGCATGACTTCGCCTGCCAGGCCCTGGTTCCGCCTGGACGCGCCGACGCCGGAGATGAACGAGAACGAGCAAGTGCGCGAGTGGCTGAACGACGTCGCCGACCGCATGCGCAAGGTGTTCAACCTCTCGAACTTCTACCGCACGTTGCACAGCACCTACGAGGAGCTCGGCCTCTACGGCACGTCGGCCTTCGTGATGCTGCCCGACTTCGAGGACGTCATTCGCTGCTACCCGATGACGGCCGGCGAGTACTGCGTCCAGGCTAACGACCGAGGCGTCATCGACACGGTGTACCGCGAGTTCGCCATGACCGTGGCGCAGCTCGTGCGTCAGTTCGGGCTTGACGCTTGCACCCCTGCCACGCAGCTTCTGTTCAAAAAGGGCTCGCTCGACACGACCATCACTGTGCTGCACGTCATCGAGCCGCGCATCGGCACGGGCAACACGCCGCTCACCCGCGACATGCCGTTCGCCTCCATCTACCTGGAGATGAGCGCGCCCGTCGGCCAGTACCTGCGCGAGTCGGGCTTCCGCCGCTTTCCCGCCCTGGTGCCGCGCTGGGTCGTCACGCCGCTCGACATCTACGGCAACAGCCCTGGAATGGAAGCGCTCGGCGACACCAAGCAGTTGCAGCACCAGCAGATGCGCAAGGGCACGGCCATCGACTACATGGTCAACCCGCCGCTGCAAGCGCCGGCCGGCACCAAGGTCCACGACATCGACACGCTGCCTGGCGGCGTCACGTTCGTGCCCGTTGCCGGCCAGGGCCAGGGCCTCAAGTCCGCGTTCGAGGTTGGCCTCGACCTCAACCACTTGCTGGCCGACGTGCAGGACGTGCGCCAGCGCATCAACGGCACGTTCTACGCGGACTTGTTCCTGCTGCTCACGCAGGACGACCGCTCTGGCATCACGGCGCGCGAGGTTATCGAGCGCCACGAAGAGAAGCTGCTGATGCTTGGCCCCGTGCTGGAGCGCCTGCACGACGAGCTTCTGCGGCCGGCCATCGACATCACCTTCGACGCAATGATGCAGGCCGGCATATTGCCGCCTCCGCCGCCGGCGCTGAGGGGCAAGGAGCTCGGCGTCGAGTTCGTCAGCGTGCTCGCCCAGGCGCAGCGCGCAGTGGGCGTGCAAGCCGTCGACCGCATGTTCTCGACGGTTGCGCAAGTCAGCGCGGCCAAGCAGGACCTCGGCGTGTGGGACATCATCGACGTCGACAAGGCGATGGCCCACTACGGCGAAGCGCTTGGCATCGACCCGCACCTCACGCGCAGCGGTGACGAGCTTGCGGCCGTGCGGCAGAAGCGCGCGCAGCAGGAGCAGATGGCGCAGGTCGCGCAGGCCGCGCCAGCAATGGCGGGTGCGGCGAAGGACATGGCGCAGGCCAGGGCGCAGGACCCCGGCCTTATGAACGATTTCATCAGCCAGGTCGCCGGCTACGGCGCACCGCCCACTCCGTGATGGGGTGCGGGCGCTCCGGCACCTGGCAGTAACGTCGCACCGTGCGCAGGAAAAACGAAGACCTGGATGACGACGAGGACAGTGCCAAGGCCGACAAGGCCGAGGCATCGCGCCAAGCCCGCCTCCAGGAAATCCACGACCTGCGCACCGTGATGAGCACCAGGGCAGGCCGCCGGTTCATCTGGCGGCTGCTGGAGACAACCGGGGTCTACCGGTCGTCGTACACCGGCAACGCCGACACCTACTTCCGAGAAGGTGCGCGCAATGTCGGCCTGGTGCTGATTCGCGACATCCACGAGCACTGCTTCGACAAGTACATCGAAGC